CGAGGGGTTCGGGCCCGGGGCGCGACGAGCCGGAGCCGGGTCGGCGCGAGAGCCGCGGCTAAAAGCGACTGCGCGGGGTTGCGCACCAATATATCGTGGCTAGGTTCTAGCAATGGACGAAATCGAAAAGGAAACCGCTCATATTCTGAAATACCGCCTGGGCATGCCCGAACTCGACACGAACGACGTCAAAGCCTTGGCCGACCTGTGCGCGGACGAGCTCTTGCGCTCCTGGCCCCAGAAATCGATCCGGGACATTCTCAGGGACGAGATTCTGGGCCGGGCATACGAGGAGGCCTATTCTTCCTCGTCCGGGACCTGACCAGGCAAGGTCGGAGGGTTCATGGCTCGTTCGAGCGCCATGGCGTCCAGCTCATCGATCGCGTCAAAATCGATCACATCGGCCTCGCCCGAGTCCATATACTTGCCCGTGCCCCAGCGCGCCTTGGCGACCTGAGGGCCGGTGATTACGCCCAGAGACTCGTAAACCGCGTCCCGCTGGGCGACCTTGAGCTTGTGCTCGGCTTCCTCGGTCGGGGCCATTTGCCAAAGAGACGGCCAGTCGATCTCGGGCTCGTCGGTCAGGGCGATCCCGGCGTTGGCCGCAATGATCTTGGTCAGCTTCCGTAGCTGGGGCTCGAGGTTATCCCGGCGGTAGGTCTGGATCGTGTTGAACCAGGACCGCATGTCTGACTCGCCGGTCGCGTTGAGTCCGCTCGGGCTCATACCCATGAGGATCGTGACCGGCATGGGCACGGCCGCGGCTAGGCGCTGGAACGTCTTTTCCATGGCCTCGGACGCGCCCGTGAAGTTCTGGGCGCCGATCTGTCCGAAGTCCTCGAGCTCGGCGTCTAGGACCACAGCCCGGGCCATGCTCCGGGCGAGTTCCACGATCGTCATGCGGTCTTGCATGGTGGACGCCTTGCCGTCCGCGATCATGTCCACTAGGCCCTTGATCTTGTAAACGGCCTGGGAGGCGTTGTCCATGAGGCGGGAAAAAGACTTCCAGTTGGCGTCCATGTCCCGGAGGATCTCGTAAGGGCGTTGGAGAACCGAATGCTTCCACCCGCCGTTGTTCATCCGCTGGCGCCAGCTCGTGTCCGCTCCCTCGAAAAAGATAAAGCGCGACTCGTGTACGAGCGCGCCGAGGGAGGCGCCGTCCGAGGTGATTCCCTCGGCGGTGGTCCGGTGTACGGAGTAGGTCTCCGGCTCTCCGAACTTGGGGTGGAGCGGATCGCGGTAGAACGTGACCGGGGCCATATCATTGGGCCCCTCCAGCACCATGAGGAACTTTACGGAGTCCGGAGTAATGCTCTCCAGATCTAGCTCCTCCTCCTGGCGCCCTCCGGCGTCCGTGCCGATCCAGATCGCGGCCCCGCCGAACAAGCGGCCCCACTTAGCGGCCTCCTCCACCTTAGCGTCCAGCTCCCAATGCATGCGCTCGTCCCGCAGGCGTCCCTCATCGTCCTGGGAGACCTCGTACGAGAGCATTAGCGAATGCTCCACCACGGCGTTTACGATACGCGCCGCCATGTCGTCGCAGTGGTACATGGCGTCCAGCTCCGCAGGGGAGAGCCGGCGGACCCCGTGGATCTGGTGGTGGGTGCGCTTATCGAAAGCGCTGGTTCCCAGACCCGTGATCACGTTCAGCCACGAGTCAAACCGCATTCGGTTTCGGAACTCATCGGCGAACCCGGACGTGGCCTTGACTAGGTTAGCAACTGTGCCCATAGACGTAGTCTAGCAGATTCTCCAACTAAGGGACGAAAGTCCCTTGACGACGGGCGGACGTGGGTTATGGTGTTTTTGTCAGAGGCAATAAAGCCCGAGACCTTGACAACTGAATACGGAGGTTACTATGTGGAAGATCCAGATCACTGATTTGCATAACAAAACCATTACGCTTCCCGCTCGGTACACAAACCGAAAAGATGCCCAAAATCAAGTCCGTTGGATGAACTTTGAGCGCCCTATTCCCGGGTGGTGTCCTGGGTTGCGTATGTCTTTCAAGTTTGCTAGGGTCGTAGCAGCATGACCTACACACCACAACGGTCCGCGCGAGAGGATAAACCCCCGGCGGACGCCCTCCGTAATTCAGTAAAAGTTTTGTTTCGCGAAAGCGATTCTATGTGTCTCTGGGCGATTCCGTACCTGATGAGGCCGGGGCAGTCCCCGGCCGACATAAAAGACCGTACCGGCTGGGTATGGTTAGGCTCCCCCGGGTGGTGGGGATCTTACAACAAACCCACACAACAGTTTATCGAAAACTGGTTGTGTGTGGTAGGAGACTTGGTGCCCACCCACCCTAACGAATGGGTTGTTATCGGGCCATGGCCTTGATTGCGTCGATATACTTCCGGTGCTGGGGCTTGTGGAGGATCAGGAGCGCCATGGTGGTGGCGTCCGTGCGATCATCGTGCCGGACCAGAGGGAACCGGCAGAGTTCGGTTATGTACTCCCCGATCCAGGGCGCGATCGAGTCCTCGGGCAGGAATACGTTCCCGGACTCGAACACGGCCGCCACGGCCTCGGCCCGCGAGATCTTGCTCATGTTCGTCATGCCCGAGCCTTTGGCCGGCCAGGGGTTGATCCCGGACACGGGCCCGCGCATGATCTGGATCACGGCCGGACCATTCGCCTTGTCCTCGATGTACGTCCCGACCGCGGTCGGGTGCCGGGCCTTCATCTCCGAGATTTTCTCACAGGTCTTCAGAACGTTGAAGCGTCCGTAGGTCTGATCGATCAGATAGTAGTTCGGATTCTTCACGCCCCAGCATTGGATTGCTACATAGTCCGAGGTCTTGGAATCCTTGAACGCGCAGTCAACCGTAATGATGCGCCGGAGGCCGGACGGCAGCTCGCTCCAGCGCTTCATGTCGTCCCGCTTGAAAATGTTACCCGAGGCCGGAGCGGGGTTTTGTTGCATTTGGGCCTCGAAGGTCAGGGCCGTCAGAGCTATCTTGTCCGATTCCACGATCTCTCGAGGGAACCGTTCGGGACACAAGAGCTCGCCGCGCTCGGTGCGCGGGTCCTCGATCGTGCTCGAAGGCACGCCCGGGATCGCCGGGAGCTGGACAACGCACTTGGTCTCGGGCACGAACTCCATCGGGAGCGAAAGCACCTCGTACTCGCCCGAGTCGATGCACTTCTGAGCCGTGTCCTCGAAGTGGAGCCTTTGCATGATCCCGAGCTTGCGCGTCTCGGTCGGCGCGGCTCGGCGCGTGTGCATGGTCTTGAACCAGAAGTTATTAGCGTCCTGGATTGCAGCCGGATCGACAATGTTCCGTCCCTCGGCATCCTGGGCTTTTACCAGATCGTCGAAGATCAAGTAGTCCCCGTGCCGGCCGGTCATCTGGCCCCCGACCGAGCTCGAGAAACGCCAGCCCCGGCACGTGTTCTCGAAAAGCTTTACCTTGCGCGTGCTCGATTTATCGATCTGGACGTGAGGCCATCGTTGACGGTGCCAGTCCGTCATGACCAGATCCCGATGGAGCTTGGCGTTTTTCTCGCTCAGGTCTTGGGCGTACGAGGCCGCAATGAAGCGCTTGGTCGGGTCCTGGATCCAGACCCAAGCCGGAAAGAACGTCGACACGAACAGGGACTTGGTCAGGCCCGGAGGGATAGTGATCAAGCCGTTCTTGAACTGGCCGTAAAACAAGCCCGTACAGAACTCGGACATGGCGTCCAGGTGCCAGTTCCAGATGCACGGGTTCGGTTCCACCAGGCTCCAGGCCAGGCGGGCATATCGGGCTAGTGAGCGCCTCCCTCGTTCTGCATCTAGCTGGATCTTGAGAGAGGCGAGGTCCTCAGGACGAAGATCCACGCTTCTCGAGCTCGTCCAACATTTTCATCATGACCTGAGCGGCGATCGCTGGGGTCTCGACGTGGCCGATGATCGGGCGCTTGAACTTGGGATCGCAGATCACAATCGTGTTACCGTTGTCAGCGATCCTGAACGTGATCCGAGTTTGCTCGTCGGAGATCGGATTCAGGCTCAGAAACCCGTTCGGGGCGTCGGGCATGTCTCCCGGGCCTTCCTCGTCCGGGCTTGCCCAGAGCTCCCACCCTGAGGCTACCTGGAGCCAGTTCAGGGCCGTGGTGGAACACGAAGCTTTGGCGGCTTTTCCGAGAGCGATCTGGACCTGGACCTTACAGTCTTCTGGGCTCATGCTCTCATCGTAGCACGATACCGGCGCTCGAGCGCCTGGGCGCTGACCCTAGACCGAGACACCTCTCCGTCCTCGGAGTGGATCACGATCCGGTTCATGTCCCGGCTCGAGCGGTAGCCCTTGGCGTTGTGCCAGGCGTCGGACGGGGCCAGGGTAGGGAAGGTCTCGATCGTGCAGCCATAGTCCTCGACCCGGCGCGTATGATGCACATGTCCGAGGTACCAGAACGCGTTCTCGATCTCGCCCCAGTCCTTGCGGCGGTCTACGCTCATGATCTTCTGAAGCTCGCTAAGCTTGACCAGGTCCCCGTGCGTGCTCCCAACCAGGTTGTTCCCGAACCGATAGTAAAAGAACGGAGACGGTGAGGCGTGGACGGTGACCCGGGGCTCGTTCCGGTAATGGGCGTCCAGGCAAAGGTTCAGGAATATGGACGTGACACGATCGTGGTTTCCGCTCATCTCGACCACATGAACGTGATTATGGGTCTCGAGCGCTCGGTCGATCATGTAGATCCTGAGATCCCGCCCGACCTGCAAGATCTTGAACATGCGCCCGTCGGTGTCCAGGGGCGTGCCTTTGGTCGTGGTATTGTGCAAAGTGTCCGAGTGGAAAAAGTCCCCTACATTGATCAAGAGCGCGGTAGATGCCCGGGCGCCTTGGATCACTAGTTCGTCGATGGCCTGTTCTGTGATCCGGGTAGCGATCTCGAGATCGAAGTTGTGCCCGGTTTCTCGGCCCCAGGACATCATTCCGATATGTGCATCCCCGAGCGGGTACACGGCTAGATGATGCTCGGGGTAAGGACGGAGCGGGGCCGGAATCGAGCCTTGCCGGACCGGTACCTTGGTTGGTAGCTCGGTCATGAGCCGGGTCAGGAGCTCTTCGCGGTTCTCGTACGTCTTGGCGGTCTTGACCCACTGGCCCTTGGTCTGGCCGTCCGGGCCCACGAGCGTGCTTACGCCCTTGACATGGTGCCCTTTCGGGATCGGGACCAAGGGAACTGCAGCTCGAGCTCTGGCCTCGGAGTGGTTCCCGATGGCCCGTTCGGGAACGTCGTGCACCCCCTCGTCCCTGGCCTGGCGAATCATGTTCCGGGTGACCTCGGTCACAGGGACCCCGAAATGTTCAGCGGTGGCTACGAAGGCGTCGATCACATCTTGGCTCATGAGTACATCCTAGCAGGTATCAGAGCTGGGTCAAATAAAGAAGGGCCCGGGGGATGCGTCTACCCCCGGGCCCTAGGACTCGAGCGGATGAGGACGCTCGAGATCAAAGTCCAAACGGGATCTTGTGCACGGAGTATTCGGTCCCGGTGTAGTCACAGGAAAAGTTCGGATCGAGGGGATGTTTGGCCTCGTCTCTCTCGTAATAATCCGAGGTCGGATCGTCCGCGTGCATCCCTCGTTCCTTGACCCAGTCGTTGCACGCGCCCGCGAACTCGTTCGCCTCGGTCTCGGACCCGAACGCTCGGACCTCCCACATCGTCCAGTCCGAATACTCACCCGTGGTCCCGTACACGCTCCAGATCTCAGTCACGATCTCGCCGCCTTTCGCTCCGCCGCGATCACACGTTCCGGAACGTCGTGCACGCCGTACTTGCTGGGCCGATCGTGAC